CCTTTGCCTCTTCTGCCGTAAGGCGGCCATCCTTCTCGTGTTCGTCGAGGAACTGCTTCGCCTGTTCCCACATTTCTGCACGCTTCTCGCGCATTGCCATGATCTTATCCATGTGTTTGTCCCTCCGTTAATGTGAAATAGAAAAGAGCCGTCTTTTCAGAGGCTCTGTATCGATATTGGTATTTTGTGTTCCCTGCCCGAATTTCGAGAGCAGGGAGTTTGTGACGGCGGCGCGGGAGAAGATCAGTCCGTCTGCCGTATCGGTCACAGGACGCTGAACGTCCGCATAGAGAACGGAATCCGCAAATCCAAGCTCCACTGCTTTCTTTGCATTCATCCATGTCTCGGCATCCATCAGCCGTGAAATCTTCGCACGGGACAGCCCCGTCTTGATCTCATAAGCGTTGATAATGCTCTCCTTGATTTCGGCAAGGAACGTGATCGTCCGCTCCATCTCGTGTGTATCCCCTATGGAGACGGTCATGGGATTGTGGATCATGAGCATCCCCAATGGCGAAATCTCGATGGTCGATCCTGCCATTGCAACGACGGATGCGGCAGATGCGGCAATCCCATCAATCTTGACATTGACGTTTCCCTTATACTCCATGAGCATATTGTAGATCTGTGCCGCCGCATAGCAGTCCCCGCCCGGTGAGTTGATCCAGAGGTCAATATCTCCCTCGGCGGCGTGAAGCTCGGAGCGAAATATCTGGGGTGTAATTTCATCGCCCCACCACGTCTCGTCTGAGATTTCACCATCCAGAAGCAAGACACGCTTCTCTCCCTCGTTCCGCACCCAGTTCCAAAATTTACGCTTCATCGTTTTCTCCCTCCTGTTGCTGACCCGCAAAGAGTCCTGCGTCCCTCAATTTCGTCATATTCCCGTTGATGAGATAGAGATCGCCACCCTCGTCCGCTTCGATGGGGTTCATGTCCTCAAGACTGCGGATGTCGTTTGCCGAGAGCCATCCGTTCTGCCGCCCGATGGCGTATCCCTCCATACGGCTCTTGTAGTCTCCGCGCAGAAGACCGTCCACGTTGAAGCGAATGAAGTAATCCTTCCGCTCCTTGTCCGTCAGCAGTGCTTTCTGCAGCGACTGCTCCCAACGCACGACCCACGGATTCAAAGTGTATTTGACGAACTCCAAGGACTGCTGCTCGATGTTCGAAAACGAGGATTTCTCCAAATCCCCGACCATATGCGGCGGCACACGGTAGAGACGTGCAATCTCGTCAATCTGGAACTTCCTCGTTTCAAGGAACTGCGCCTCCTCGGGCGGTATGGCAATCTGCTGATACTTTACCCCCTCCTCAAGAACGGCAATCCTGCCCGTGTTCATCGTGCCGCCGTAGACGGCGTGCCAGCTCTCACGGAGCTTCGATGGGTCTTTCAGAACCCCCGGATGCTCAAGCACGCCGCCTGGACGCGCCCCATTCTTGAAGAATGCCGCGCCGTATTCCTCCGTGGCAAGTGCAATCCCGATGGCGTTCTTTGCCATAGCGATGGGACTGTAGCCGACCAGACCGTCGAAGCCGAGTCCCGGAATGTGAAGTACATCCTCACGCCGCAGACGAATCTGCCCCTTGTCCGCAAAATTCGGATTCTCCTCCGTGCTTCGCGTGTAGGTGTAGTAGAGTTCCCCCGTGTAGCTGTCACGGCTCACATCCATCTTGTCCGGAAGGAGCGGATAGAGTCCGAGAACCTTGCCCCTGCCATCCCGAAGTATCTGGGCATAGGCGTTTCCCCACAAAAGAAGGTGAATCATCATGGTTTCGCGAAATATAAAGGAGGTCATCTCGGGATTCGGCGCATCATGGAGCAGGAAGTACAACGGATGCTCCGGCACGCGCTCCTTGCCCTGTTCTTTGTAGACGTAGACGTGAAGCGGCAGCCCTGCGATGGACTCCGCGAGAATACGGACACAAGCATAGACCGCCGTCGTCTGCATTGCAGTACGCTCGTTGACTGCCTTTCCTGCCGCCGTCTGTCCAAACAAAAAGGACAAGCCGCCGAGGTGATTCATGGGCTTGTCCCGCGAACGAAAGAGTTTGCTGAATAGATTCATGGAAACCTCCATTTCAAAAATGGTATGTAAAAAATCTCGCCACAGAAGATGATGATAGCAGAAGCGCCGCCCTTCCGAGCGGCGCTCCCTCATTTCGGTTTAGAAGTTTTCGATGCAGGAAAGCTCCATGCTGTTGATTGCGGCTGTGAATCTTGCCCCCCGCGCAATCTCGTCGGCGGCTTTCAAAAGTTCCTCCGGCGTTGGATCTCCGCCCATCTGGCAAATGCCGGCGTTGGCTTTGATGTCCCAGAAAACCTTGCGGGCTTCCCAATCCGTCTTGTCATAATCCCTCTCTTTGCGAACCTCGATGCGGATGTAGCTGTCGTGGTTGCTCTCGTTTGCCCAGCCCATCGTGTTTTCCTGCAGCTTGAGTCCGTACTCGGCGGCCTTGATCTCGATGATTTTGGTGATTTCCTGCTTGTTCATTTTCTTTTCCTCCGTTTCTTGGTTCTTCGGTTTTCCCTTTCGGTATGTGTATATTCCCGTACTATCACAGAAATAGCAAGGCCATATGTGCGTATACAATCGCCCTAAAATGCCCATATGCCGCGACTCTCATACACCGATTCCGACGTATCATTCCCACAGCGGATCGCACGATCCAGTGCCATAATCAGCGCAATCACACCGTCAATCTTCTCTGTGGACTTCTCCTTGTCTGCCTTGATGTTCCCCGCAGGGTCGGTGCGAATGAAGATGTTGTCTGCCATCCAGCGCATGACGGGATGCCCGCCGTGCGCTATTTTCTTTTCCAGCGTCAGCTTCATCAACTCTTTGGTCGGCGGGCTCATATCCTTGAAGCCCTGCCCGAATGGAACAACGGTGAATCCCATTCCTTCGAGGTTCTGCACCATCTGCACCGCGCCCCATCGGTCAAAGGCAATCTCGCGGATGTTGTACTTCTCGCCCAGTTTCTCAATGAACGCCTCGATAAATCCGTAATGAACCACATTCCCCTCGGTGGTCATAAGAAAGCCCTGCTGCTCCCACACGTCATACGGCACATGGTCGCGCCGTACGCGAAGGTCAATGTTCTCCTCGGGAATCCAGAAGTACGGCAGCACGGCAAACGGCTCATCCTCCTCCGTTGGAGGGAACACAAGAACAAATGCCGTAATGTCCATCGTGGAGGAAAGGTCTAGTCCGCCGTAGCAGACGCGACCTTCCAAGCCTTCTGCATCCACGGGTATGGCACACGCATCCCACTTGTCCATCGGCATCCACCGTACAGACTGCTTCACCCACTGATTCAGACGCAGTTGACGGAAGCTGTTCTCCTCGGCAGGGTTCTGCCGTGCTGAATCGCACGCCGCCTGTACTTTGTCGATGCCGACCGTAATGCCAAGCGACGGATTTGACCGCTTCCAGACCTCGGGGTCTGTCCAGTCCTCATCCTCCTTCGCTCCGTAGATCACGGGATAGAAGGTCGGGTCGAACTTTCGCCCTTCCAGAATGTCCTTCGCTTTCTGGTGCGTCTCGTAGCAGATGGACTGCGTATCCGTCCCCGCCGTCGTAATGAGGAAGTAGAGCGGCTGCATACGCGCATCGCCCGAACCTTTCGTCATAACGTCAAAGAGCTTGCGATTCGGCTGCGTGTGCAGTTCGTCAAATACCACGCCGTGAATGTTGAAGCCGTGTTTCGAGTATGCCTCTGCCGAGAGCACCTGATAGAAGCTGTTCGTCGGCAGATATACCATCCGCTTCTGGGAGGCGAGGATCTTCACTCGCTTGCTGAGTGCGGGACACATCCGCACCATGTCTGCTGCGACCTCAAAGACGATACTCGCCTGTTGGCGGTCGGCGGCGCATCCATATACCTCGGCACGTTCCTCACCGTCTCCACAGCAAAGGAGCAGTGCAACAGCAGCCGCAAGCTCGCTCTTCCCGTTCTTCTTCCCTATCTCGATATACGCTGTGTTGAACTGACGATAGCCGTTCGGCTTCAGAATTCCGAAAATGTCTCGGATAATGCGCTCCTGCCAGTCGATGAGTTCGAAGGGCTTTCCTGCCCACGTCCCCTTCGTATGGCACAGGCACTCGATGAAGCCCACGGCGTAGTCCGCAGCGGCTTTGTCATAGTGTGCGTCCTCTGCCATGAACCTCGTCGGCTTGTAATCCGTCAGTTTTCGCAAGCGATCACCCCCATCAAAAAAGAGCCGCCGTCAGCGACTCAAAAACACAGAAACGAGAAGCAGCCCCGAAGGGCTGTTTTGTTGTTCGGCGTGGCTTAGATGCGCTTCATGCACCAAGCCATCGCGTGCCCGCCGTCCTCGAAAAGCTCCGTGGCGGCTTCGACGAGGTTCAGGCGGCATTCGATGTCCGCGAATCCCGTCTCCTCCGGCGTTTCGACCATCTCGTAGACGGCTGCGTGGAAGCCCCAGCATTCCATCCCGACCACAAGGATCTGCTCGCCGTACCGCAGGATCGCGCCGCTCGTCCCGAACCGCATTTCATCGAGGTGCTCCATCGTGGTGGTCTTCGGCCATCTTGCTTCTGCGTTTTTCATTTTGTGTTCCTCGCTTTCTGTGTGTAGGTTGTTCCCTTCGTCATGTGTATATATCACTCTAAACGCAGAATATAGCAAGTCATATTTCGGATAAATCACACTTATTTTTCGAGAGAAACACAGCCCCGAAAGGCTGTGCAAAATCCGTTAAACCCTCTCTTCGCCCGTGAGGATAAAGCGTACATACGCCGCACGATCTCTCTCGATGAAGCAGATGAGTTCGTAGAATTCCATCTTAAACGCCATCCTCTGAACAGCGGGAATGTCGAACATATTCACCCGCCCGGAGTCGCGAATGTCCATGATCTGCGTGAAAATCGTCTCGTTCATGACTGACTGCCTTTCTCTGCGATGCGGAAGGAGTCCACACCGGGGATCAGACTGAGCGAGGAGCCTGTCGCCCATCGGACGAGAAGCTGTCCCGCATCATCAACGCCCATGACCACGCCCATCGTTCTCATCGGCGGAGCTTGCGGATCGTCCATTCCGAGGAGTTCCACTCTCGTCCCGTGCGGATACCGCTCTCGAAGTGCGGCGATCTGTTCCTTACTCGGAAAATGCATGGCGCTCATCTCCTTTCCGATGTCCGCTCTTGAATGCGCTGCTGCCCGTGAGATTCTGCAGGAGAATCTTGCGCGACTCTTTGTAGGCACTTCCGATCATGCCAAGGCGCAGGAGGAAGCAGCGGAATGCGTATTTCTCGTTGTCCACAATCTTCTCCTTTGCCGTGACGCGCTTTTGTGTCCGTGCCATCTGGCAGAGCTTGCTGATGAACTCAGCGTATGCCTTTGCCGTCTCGTCGGTGATTGTGCCGTGCAGCCATGCGAAGGTGATGCGATCATCGGTCAGTGTGTAGGTCGTCTCGCGGATGTCGAAGGCGTGTCGGATGAGCCGCCCCTTGCTCAGAAGGAGCGCGTCCAGATTCTGCAGTGCGGTCTCCGTGAAAAGGCTGCGCGGGAGGCTGATGGAAAGGGTATCTTCGGCGGAGTCCTCTTCCGCATCTGCCGTATCCGTCAAAGTTGGCGTATCCACCGCCGTTTCCGCCGGGGTGGATTCGTTTGCCGCAGTCTCTTCGCAAGGCATCACGCTCATTGCCGTTTCCCTTGCGGTCGGCTCCTTTACCGCCGTATCCGCGCAGGAATCCTTGTTCTCCCCGTCCTCGGACGAGAATCCCGCCTCGCGCAGTGCTGTGCGCACACGCGCAACGGTCGCTTCGTCAGCGGCATCGTCAAAGCAAAGGCTGCCGTCCTTCGTAATCTCGAGTGCGCCGACCTTGTAGGAAAAACTCGGTGCGCCGCAGTAGACGGGATTTTCGCCGACTGCCTTGCTGATGATCCCGACCATCGCCTTGCGCTCTTCCTTTTGGATGTTGTAATTGACCTTCATGGTGGTTTCCTCCTTTATGAACTTTGGTCATTACATTCATCACTCACGTGGGAAGAATTAGCAAGCGGATTCTGTTGTATACACCGAATGCCCGAAATGTGTTATTCCTGTAAGTACATAGAACACACAGGGAAGCGCAACGCCGTTGCCCCACATCTTATACTCTGCCGCATCCGAGTGCGGATTCCCGAGCCATCTCCGAATCTGGGCATCGGTCTTGGGTTTCTTCCCACCCGTGATCTTTCGGTGCGTCTCAAAGACCGTGCGCCAGAACGCCATCTCTTCCTCCGTGGGATTGTCAGTTTCAAGTCCCGCGCACCATCCATCGGGAAAGCCCTGCAAGCGTCCGCACTCGGTCGGTGTCAATCTGCGCACGGCGTAGACCGGCTGATTCACGACCATCGGGTCTTTGAAGTCCCGTGCCATGAGCGTCGGGCATTTCTCCTTTGCAAAATGAGAGTGGCAGCCCGTGGTCATGGCATAGACCGCATGACGGTCGGCAGTGTTGAGCGTAAAACTCACATCCTCCGCAATTCCGCTTCCCTGCGGGCCGTTCTTCACGGAGCGTCCGATCATCGAACCTTGGATGGAGACGACCGCAACGCCACCCTGACAGCACGAGGGATTTCCACCATTCTTATCTACTGTCCGCGCCGTCTCCGTCTCATAGATGCCTGAGTGCGGATTGTCTGATTTCATGGCATTGGACTGGAACGAGGAGATGCCGTATGCCTGTACGTCCTTCAATACAAGCGGCTGATTGTTGCCGCCTGTGCCATAGTGACGGAGCACGCTCGGACAGATTTCCAGAGGACCGTTGTACCGCGCATCCGAGCCGTGTGACTCGAATACGGCAGGAACGGTTTCGGCACGCAGCGTCGGAGACTTCTCCTCCGCATAACCGATGCTGCGGCTCTGTGCGGAATGTTCGGTACAGAAACCTGCACTTACCCGCCCGCCTGACGCATGAGTGCCATCCGCAAACTCTCGGGCAGTGCCTTGCCACGCAGCGAAGCACGGCGCAAGATCCCCGCGCACGCTTTCGGTGTCAAATAGTATTTGTCCGGCACACGATCCTCCAAAATCTGCGACAAGGTAGATTCTGCGCCGACGCTGTGGAACTCCCCAGCCCTGTGCGTCCATGAGCCGGTAAGCAACGCTCCATCCGTCTCCCAGAAGAATGTCGGCATACGCCCATCCACCTTTTTGAGGCAAAGGCACCTCGGGTGCTTTCGGCTCTTTGAGGCGGACGATCTCCGTAAGGACGGATTGGAAATCCCGTCCGCCCGAACTTGAAAACGCGCCCGCGACATTCTCCCAGACGATGTATCTTGGGTATCTTCCATTCGTTGCACACCTCATTTCCCGAACGATACGAATTGCCTCGAAGAACAGTACGGATTCCTGCCCATGCAGTCCTTCCCTCCGTCCCGCGATGCTGAGATTCGTACAGGGCGAGCCGAACGTGATGATGTCCACAGGCTCGATCTCATCCCCGTGAATCCGATGGATGTCTCCAAGATGTTTGACGGAGGGAAGCCGCTTCGTAGTGACGCGAATCGGAAACGGCTCAACCTCCGATGCCCATATCGGTGTAATCCCCGCAAGAACAGCACCGAGTGTGAATCCTCCACTCCCGTCAAACAAACTCCCGAGCGTCATCATTTCACAGAATGAGGGGAAGTCATGCGCTCAAGCATCTTGCCCGTCATCCAGATTGCCCCGTCGATGACAAGCGGCAGGAAGATGCGGTCACGGAATCTGCACCATCCTGTCTCCTTCTCCGCGCTCTCCTTCAGTGCCGCCGTGTACGCCGCCGATACTTCACGCGCTGCGGGAAGCCCCTTCTCATGCAGCCATAGGACGGTCGCTTCCTTCGCCTCCGTCCGTACAAAGTCCCCCACATGGTTCTTCAATTCGTTTTGAATGTATTCCAGTTTCATCTTCAACACGCTCCTTCATAGTCCGTTACCCCACGCGCAATGGCGCGGGCAAATTCATCCTGATGCGAACGCAGAAGCTCTGCATCGCCCGCATGGTCAATAAACGCAAGCTCCACGAGCACAGCGACCGCATCGGTGTTGCTCAGAACGTACAGACCGTTGACACCGGGCTTTGCCCCCTTCACGCCGCGATCCACGGTTCCGAGTGCATCCACAATCTGATTCTGGATGCACTGTGCCAGTTTCTCTCCCTCTCCGCTTCCGTAGTAGTGCCAGACCTCCGTTCCGTTTGCCGTGCCGTTACAGGCGTTGCAGTGAATGGAGATGAATACGTCCGCACCGCTGCAGTTGGAAGCGGAGACAACTTCATGGAGGCTATCAGATTGCAGACAGCCGCCCACCTCGACACCTGCGGCAGCGAGATACCCCGCAACAAGGTCGGCGACATTCTTTGCAACGTCGCATTCCCGCAGCCCATACCCGCACGCGCCGGGGTCGGGATTCCCGTCCGGGGCATGACCTGCGTTTAGAAAAACTTTCATTGTGCTGCCTCCTTCGGCATTACGCCGCATTCTTCACAAAATCAATAAACGATTCGCAGATTGACAAATCCACGAACCGTTTACATCGGTTGATGACATCTTCTTCTATCCACGGAGGAATTTCTTCCACCTCGTCATACCGTCCGTAATCCCCGAACATACAAGCCATTCCCACATTCCGCGCCTGAACAGCTTCTTCAAATGTTTGATAATAACCAAGGTGTATATCATGCTGACAAATCTTGATTCTCGCACGATATTTCCCACGAGGTTTGTAGAAGCTGACACCCGTCACCCCGGACGTGTTGTTCCTTTGCCGTGGTTGGTTGCATTGATTCTGTTGATGCGTACAAATTCTGAGATTGCACAGGCGATTGTCCAACGTGTCCAGATTGATATGATCAACTTCGTAACCCTTGGGGACATCCACCAGATGACGATGTAGCTGTTTTCTGTGTCTGTCCATCACATAAAGGATTTTCCCCGTCAAATCACGGTAATTACGATAAAAGCTGATGCCGGCGATCTTATCCAAAGATGCAGTATCTACCATAAAAACGATACCGTCAGGAAGATGCCCATAGGCAACGCTCCCGTCCTCGGAAAACGTATATTTCACATTGCACACGTCCTCATCCCCCTTTCTTCCGCCCTTTTTGAACGTCGTTTATCGCACTATCCTTCATGCCGAGATCCTCTGCTGTGGGGATATATACCTCGGAGCAGGGGAGCTTTTGCCCGTCACGGATGATATGCACGTCCTCCGTATTTCCACGATATGCCACAAAACGGCGCACAATCGCCGAGGCATAAACAGGATCAAGTTCCATCAGATATGCCGTGCGATCCATTTGCTCTGCAGCCATCAATGTCGATCCGCTGCCCCCGAACAAATCCAAGACGATGCTGTTGACCAACGAGGAGTTTTTCATGGGGTATGCAATGAGCGGGAGCGGTTTCGTTGTCGGGTGCAGTTTCGACTTGCTCGGTCGGTCAAATTCCCAAACAGTGGTCTGCTTTCTGTCTCCGTAGAATTTGTGCTTTACGGTGTCCTTGAATGCATAGATGACTGGCTCATGGCGCATTTGATAATCAAAGCGTCCCAGAACAAGAGACTGTTTTACCCAGATACAGGTTGTTGAGTAGTGAAATCCGGCAGCAATAACGGCATTGTAGAAGTTGACTTTTTCCGCATCCGAGTGAAAAATGTAAATGGCAGCTCCGTCCGCAAGATTCTCATAGGCATTTTTGAATGCCGAAAGCAGGAACTGATAGAACTCCTCGCCCTTCAGGTTGTCATTCATGATTTTCATGCCGGTGCCGCCTGTGTAGTTACACGCATACGGCGGGTCGGTAATACACACATTCGCCTTTTTGCCGTCCATGAGAAGTTTTACATCTTCAGTGTTTGTGGAATCTGCACAAAGGAGACGGTGTCTGCCCAAAAGCCACAAGTCACCGGTTTTTACGAAAGGCTCTGCCTGCAGGGCGGCATCTTCGTCGAAATCATCTTCCTGCGCCTCGTTATCGTCTGCGGCAAACAGATCGGCAATCTCGGACTCATCGAAGCCTGTAAGAGATACATCGAAGTCCATGCCTTGCAGGGCTTCCATCTCGACGCGCAGCATATCTTCATCCCATCCCGCGTCAAGTGCGAAACGGTTGTCCGCGAGGATGTAGGCCTTCTTCTGCGCCTCCGTGAGGTAATCCACGAATACGCACGGAACTTGCTCGATGTTCTCCTCCTTCGCAGCGAGGATTCTGCCATGTCCCGCTATGACGTTGAACTCCCGGTCGATGATGACGGGATTCACAAAGCCGAACTCCCGCAAAGACGAGCGCAACTTGGTGATCTGCTCCTTCGAGTGGGTACGGGCGTTATTCACATAAGGGACGAGCTTTCCGATAGAAACAAGCTGCATCTCGGATGTCATTTTTCCCAAGATATACACCTCCTGCAATAAAAAAAGCGACCTACATCGCCAACTGTATCTTTTGAGCTGTGCCATCACCTATGAACAAATCACAGACTTCGTTATCTGATTTGCTAAATTGGTATAAGGGCGACATCTTTTCCAGACTTGAAATTCTGTCCATAAAGAAGGTTCAGGAACGCAATTCAGCTGTCCGGCAAACTGCCTGAATAAGCACTGCGCCCCGACATTGTACATTTGAGCGCAGGTAATTGCGTTATGTGATTTTCCGAGAATTATTTGCTGCCCGTTAAGGGTAATACTGGCTTCGTACATGCCTTGTTTGCGCTTTTTCACACCGATGTAACCAATCGTATTAGACGAGCGGATTCCCTTGTTGATACAATTCTGGTGCTGCGTCGCTACGCGCAGATTGCTCTTGCGGCAATCCAGTGGATTGCGGTTTATGTGGTCTACAACGAAAAAATCATCCTCAACTCCTAAGAGCAGACGATGCAGTCGCAGTCGCTTGATCAGTTTTCCATGCGCCTTAATATCCGCAATAACATAATTGCTGTCCGCTTTTTTATACCACCAATATCTCGACACGATATCCACATCTTCGGCATCAATGAGAAACTTATCCCCACTCGGCAACGTTCCAACAGCCGTGCCGTCTTTGACTGCAAAATGAAACTCCGGCTTGCATTGACTGCATTTACCGGAGTTGGAATAATGCGTGATCTCGTATTGTGTGCGGAGGGAGATGCTGCCACATCGCTTACATCTGCACCGATATTGAAAATGCCCCTTGTCATCCTGTTCGCTCTTTTCGAGAACTTCATAGTTTCCGTAAGTTTTCCCGACTAAATCCAATGTGCGTAATTGAGCCTTGATTTTATTTGCACACCAATGACATTTACATTCCTTTCGCTTAAACGTCTCCGGGGATGTGTCGTATATCCTGCCGCATCGGCATTGGACGCTAATTCGCCGTCCTCCGGAGGATGACCTATTCCCTTCGCCCAATACAGTCAACCATCCAAACTGCTGACCTGGCAAATAGAACTTTTTGACCTTTCCACTCATCTCATCCCCTCCTTGAACGAAGAAGCCGCTCCATCAAGTCATCCTGCGGCGAAACGCCCTTATATTCCGTCGAGCAGTTATCGCGGACGATGGCGAATATCTCGTTCCACAGGCGATTGGTCTGTTTCATGTAGTTCTGGCTCATGGCGACATAAGGCGACTGTATGGGCTGAGAACTGATCGGATGCTTGCCCAGATAGCCATATTTGCTGACCGCCTCCTCACAGTGAATCCAACGTGCCGCACTCACGGCATATCGCTCCAACAGCGCAGGAGATACCAGTTCCGCACATTCGCGCCGCTTGAGCCACGCCCACGCTTCTTCGTAGAGTTCACGCGCCGAAAGCGTTGAGCCGTCACGCTGAACAGCCGATAAAAACTCCTTGGGAGGCGGCATATCCACTCCTTCAGGCTCTGTGGCGATCTGCTCAAAGTCCAAGACCTTCAGTTTGCGCTTGCCGGGATTGCCCTCGGTCACTTTTTCCGCCAAGGATTTTCTTGGTCTTCCTCCCGTGCCGGGCTGCGGTCCTCTAAGCCCCATACGTTTCCCCCCTTAAAACTTTTCAAAACTTTTTTGAGCATAAGTTTCAGCATTTGGACTGTTTTATCGAGCGGTTCAAATGCCCGTCGTTCCCCGCTGTGCGTGGCTTCCCACCGAAAAATCACACAGGCAAAACTTATCTCTCTAACTGCCCCAAAAGTTATGCGAATTTTTCCGTGTGCCCCCTCCCCGGTCCAGTAACGGCGCGGTTTTAGAGATTTGACCGCCCCCTGGGGGTCTAGCGGTCGCCACTGCCACGTTGGTGAATCCGCTCATGGCACGATACGCAGAGCGACATCAAATTGCTCTCATCATGTGTGCCTCCCTCAGAAATCGGTCGGATATGATGCACGAGTGTCGCAAGGACGTATCTCCCCCGTTCTTTGCATTGCTCGCAGAGCGGATGCCCTGCCAAATGACGATCACGAATCCTGCGCCACGCGCTGCCATACCTCTCGTGCTGATCGTACCCACGCGTGAAATGGTCATAGTGTCGCTGCATAACTTTTTCGTGCGCCTCGCAGTAGCAGCTTTTTCGATCTGTAAGATTCGGACAGCCCGTCATGCGGCAGGGGCGCTTCGGTTTTCTCGGCATCACTTCACCTCCATTACGGCATGAAAAAACCTCCGCAGGGATTGCTCCCATTGGAGGTCGTGCCTTTAAGCATACTTTTCATAACACCATTTTACCATGTCAACACTGGAACTCAAGAGAATTATAGTGAAGTCTTTTTGCGGGGTGGCTTATCTCTCTGCAAGAATCTTATCGACGGCTGCGAGGGCTTTGGAATGGAGAATATGCACCCACCGGGAAGTATAGTGCATCTCGCCCGCAATCTCATCCCACGACATAAAGCTGAGATACCGAAGCTCCAACAGCATGAGTGCGTTGGTATCCTGCACCTTGCTGATGGTCGCCATAACCTCACGTTTCAAATCTACCAAATGGTCGATGTCATCGTTGATCTCATTCTCCAAGTCAACAATCTTGTCGATGGTATCCGCCAAGCGATGGACATTTCTCGTGCCGCTGACAGGCTCCGTTCCCATTGTGGATGTGGCTCTAGTGGCAAGATCACGCAAGGAGTCCACTTGACGAAGCTTGCTGTTGACCCGTTGATCAATACGGTATGCTTGGCTCAGATATTCTTTCGCTGTCATGCAAATTCCCCCTCCAACTTTTCAAGCAGCCACTCTCCATCGAGACTGGTCAACTGTCCGAACCATGCGGAGCGAAAAAACCGCTCCGTCTCAGAGCGCATCGCTGCCGCTGCAACATTCTCTGCATCTTTACCGAGTGCCGCCCTAGCCCACCGATAATCCTTCGCCGCCTGTTCGACGATGGCGTTTGCCAGAATCTCATAGTTCATGATGTTACCTCCGCTTTGACGGCCTCAATCAGTGCCGTCTGTGTCTTGTCCTTCCGTTTCAAGGCACGGAGTATACGTTCGTCAATCGTGCCCTCGGCGATGATGTGCTGCACCACCACAGTGTTTGAGTTCTGTCCCTGCCGATAGAGCCGCGCCACGGTCTGTTGGTAGAGTTCTAAACTCCAAGTGATACCAAACCAAACGAGGCTTGAGCCGCCGCTCTGAAGGTTCAGCCCGTGTCCCGCACTTGCAGGATGGATAAGTGCGACGGGGATTTCTCCACGATTCCAACGAGCGATGGCATCATCCGCATCCAGTCGGACACATGGTACGCACTTTTCGATGCGCTCCGCATCATGCCTGAACCAATACGCCACGAGAAGCGGCTTGCCGTTCATGCTCTCAACGATGTCCTCCAAGGCATCCAGTTTGCGGTCATGGATATGCAGTGTAGTCCCATCGTCAGTGTAAACCGCACCATTCGCCATCTGGGCGAGTTTCCCGGACAGGACTCCGGCATTTGCCGCCGTCACCTCGTCGCCCTTCATTTGCAAAACCAACTGCTCGCACATCTCGGCATACATTTTCTTCTCTTCCTCATTCATGCGGACGCTGTATTCGCTCTCAATCAGCTCCGGCATCCTCAGATGGTCGGCGGCTTTCATGGAGATGGTGATATCGGAGATTTTCTCATAGATTCGCTCCTCGGCTCCGGGAAGTGGCGCGTAGGAGAACACCACCTGTCCGTTGCGCTTGTCCGGCGTGAAGTAATCCTGCCGATACTTCGTAATGAACCGCCCCAGACGCTGTCCCATGTCGAGTACCTTGAACTCTGCAAAGAGATCCATCAAGCCGTTGCCAGATGGCGTACCCGTCAGACCGATGGCACGGCTGGCGAGAGGGCGAACCTTCATAAGCGCCTTGAACCGCTTGCTGCTCCAATTCTTGAACGAGGAGAGTTCGTCAATCACAATGGCGTCGTAGATGAAGTCTGTTTTCTCGACGAGCCACGGAACATTCTCGCGGTTGATGATGTAGAGGGAGGCTTGCTTGCAAAGAGCCGCCCGACGCTCTTTCTCTGTCCCAACCACTACGGAATGGCGGATATGATTCAGATGCTCCCACTTGCCGATCTCCTGCGGCCACGTGTTTCGCGCCACACGGAGCGGAGCGATGACGAGAACACGGGAAATCTCGAAGCAATCAAAAAGCAAGTTATTGAGGGCTGTGAGGGTAATCACAGTTTTCCCAAGTCCCATATCAAGGAGTACGGCAGCAGTCGGATGACTCTCAATAAAGTCGATGGCGTACTGCTGGTAATCATGCGGTATGAACTTCATGGGACATCACCTCCAATCTCAACGGAATTCATTACCGAAACACTTCCTGAAGCACATCCACATGATAGGTGTTCACCATGCCGTACTTGGCATCGTACTCCTTGCCGATGTGGTAGCCCTGCTTTCTGGACATTGCCGAGGCTCTGCGTCCAAGCCTTGCGGCGGCATCCCGACCCACTCCCCGGATTCCCCTGAGGTTGGCATAGCCGATGATGGTGTAGTGGTGCTCATCGATAGTCATCTGCTTGGATTCGACCTCAAGAAGCCGCTCGTCCACCTTGTCAATCCGGGCATTTGCCGCCTTGATCGCCCTTGCCTGTTCCACCATTCGCTGTGCACTGTAGAGGAGGAATTCCTCAGGCGTCATATTCTTCATGGGATTGAAGTAGCTCTCTTCCAGTTCATCAAAAACATCCCATGCCCGCTCCGTCCCCAGCATCTTGCTATGGCGAGCCGCGCCTTGTTTCGTCCAAAGAATCAGAGACGGTGCGCGACTCCCGACAACTGACTCGATATTTTCGAGTGAGTCCTTGAAAGCCTTGAGATCAGCACCTTCAAGTTTGAAGTAATGCTTCCCCTCAACGAATCGCTCCCTGTTGTTCTTAAAATTCTGCTGGATATGAATTGCCCTGCATCCATACGCCTCGGCAAGCTGCTCCGTGGTCATGACACGGATGCTGTTGTGTTCCAATACCGTAAGTTCATTCATGGTCGATTTCCTCCAATACGCTGTCAATTTGATTTATCTCGTCAATCACATACACCTTGAATCCAAGCCGCCGAAGCAGTCTGTGCCGTACCAGTTGAAGTGGTCTCGGCTTTCTGCCCGGTGCTTTCAGTTCCACAAAACCCATTCTGCCGCCGGGCAAAAGCACCAGTCGGTCAGGCATCCCATCGAATCCCGGCGAGGTAAACTTTGGTGCGATGCCGCCCATCGCTTTGACTCGTGCTGCAAGTTCCTGCTCAATGTCTTTTTCTCTCATCGTTCTTCCCTGTGACGACAGTGACTAAAAATCCTATACGCGCGAATATGTGTGCGGTTTCCCCTTATGGGTATACATTTACTGTTTTTCTCTTATATAGAATTTACTGTCTTGTCCGTCACAAATCGTCATAACTGCCAAGAAACACGGCGATGGAAGTGTGACAACTTTTACCTCCGCTGTCACACGAACCACCTTGTCACGCCGTCTTGTCACATCTTTTTATAAAGCCGCTGAAGACCGTATATCGGAATGCGCCGCCTCGTTTCAGGACGCGACCAGTCGGCAAGCCGTGCCATAATCGCAGATATGGCATAGCTGTCCGCAGGTTTGATGTCCTCCTTCGCTTTACCGAAGCATTCGCACCATATCTCGATGTTGGAAACGGTCTCCCGGTGCATCGTTCCTTTGGCATTCAGGAGGCCGTCCGGGTCTTGCACATAATCCCTTCTCTGATGCACGTCCATCGTGTCCCATGTCTCCGGCAGAAGCATATCAAGATACCGCGCGACAAGTCCCTCGCGATCATCCTGCTCCATTGCCTCGGACTGTTCCTTCCTGGCATAGTCCTCCAAGGTGTGGTCGAGAAACAGTTCCTCTCCGGCATTGGAAAGAACGATGACCTCCGCCCAGATTTGATCCACCGTCTCTTGGTCAAGATCCCAAGGCTTCATTCTCCCCTCACCCTTAACCTTGACGTTCCAGAACCTGCGGTTGCCCGTGATGTCGCGAAGATACCCGTTCTCGCTGTTGGTCGTGCCGAAAAAGATGCACTGTCTCGGATGAGGTGTGACCCGTCTGCCGAAAGAGGCACGGTACTTATCATCCTGCCTCGATACAAACGCCTTCACCTTCTCAAGCTCCGCTTTACGCATACCTGCCATCTCACCGATCTCGTGAATCCAGTAGCCCTGCAGCTTCTCCGCTGCCGTCTTGTCATTCATGTCGGAAAGCGTCAGGCTGTCGGCGAACCACTCCATGCCGAGTTTGGCGATCAGCGTGGATTTCCCGATGCCCTGATTTCCGTTGAGCACTGTGATGTAGTCGAATTTGATGCCGGGATGATAGATACGCATATATGCCGCGCAAAGTGCCTTTCTGGTCACAGCGCGGACGTAGGCGTTGTCCTGCGCCCCCAGATAATCAATCAGGACGGTATCCACTCTTGGCATCTCGTCCCACACAGGCAGACCGTCGAAATATTCCTTGATCGGATGGTAGGAACGGTCATCCGCCGCCTTGGTCACGGCGATGTCATAATTTCTCTGTGAAAAGGATCCGTAGCTTGCGTCAATATAGCAGATGAGCTGCGCATCGTCCGCATCCCGCCAGAACCGCGCAGGATGTTTCCACGGAATCGCGCCGCGAATCTCCATGCCGTCCGCCAGTTGGTTGAACACGATGTTCTTCATGTACGGATCGTTCTCCATGATGAGCCGGATATTGTGGAGGTTGTTTGCCAGTACACCGTTCTTATTGCGCTGCAAACGTTTCTTCCACTCGTCATCGACAGATTCCGCAAAGTCTTTTTCTGCCTCACTCAGTCGCTCGTTTGCCGCCACGATCTTGACCTCGTCCTGCTGCATGGCAAAATCGCACATGGCGCGGAAGGATGCCTTATCATCCAGATCACCGAACTTGTGGATGCGGACGATGTCGAAGGCATTACAGAGTTTCAGATATGCCGGGTCTTTCGCATGGTGGGAATAGACAAACTTTTCATCCTTGATCTCCACGCCCGCAATGCTGTCGGATGCGATGAGGTGCCAGCGGCTTTCGCTCTCGGTCGGCTCGTATATGCCGGAAAGGAAGGTTTCAAGAGCACGAGTGACGGGAAAGAATACCCGGTTGAAGATTCCGACCGTGCCTTCTTTTTCAAGAGGATCCTGCACCTTCTGCTGCGTGACCTGATTCGCTTTGCTCTCACGAGAGGATGTGGGAAGTCTCGTCGGATCTGTCCATTCCGGGTGCGCCGACAGGATCGCATCCGGGTCGAGCCATTCCTTTTCCACTTCTTTGAAGACGAATACGCCGTTCTGCGGAGAGGACGGCCAGTACATCAGCTGATTCGGCTGATAGGAGCATTCATCGAAAAAGTCGATGCCCAGCATCTGCGCCAGATACCTGGATACTGCCACGAACTCCTCCGGGGTGACATCCCGCAGCAGTGGGAATACCAGTCTTACGCGAGGATTCTCCTCTGTGCAGGAATGCGTGGTGTAAAGGCATGAAGTATACGGTGCATTCGTTTCATAGGCATCAAGGAACGCTTTGTCAATACGGTCACCGTCCAGAGCGATCATCGAGCGCAGTTCCACGGCATCAACCTTGCGGCGCCCACCTTTCAGCACACCGCCGACAAATCCTCCGTGGTCTTTTGCCGCATCTCTCTGTGCCTTTGACATCTTTGCGTATTCTTCCGCAGATTCCGCTGTGCGGATGGTGACCTTGAGCCGCTCCTTCAAATCCTCGTACCGAATGGTTTTATTCACCCAATTCTTTGCCTGACGGCTATTTCCGTAGGCAATTGCCAAGTCTCTCATCCTGATACCTCCTCGGTCTCTCGCCGTGTTCGAAACGTGCCTGTCTCGCGATTTTCCTAGCTTCGTAAACTCGCGCACTCACGAAGTCCTTATAGCTGTACCTTCCGTATTCGTTTGTTTCCATCGGGATATACTCGGAGTTCTCGCTGAATGTCGTCAGGAAACTGCGGTCACGCCTATCGTTATAGGCAAAGAGGCACGGCTCTCGTGTTTCCGGATGGAGACCAATTGTTACGGGGTTATCGTAGCAACCGGCACTGCCGTCGTTACTTTCTTGACAGAAAATATAAAGGTCATCGTCCATAGGATCGCCAAAGGCGATGATACCCGCCCAATCATCGGTCCACTGACCGTTTGATATTTTCCAGATAGCCTTTTCCCCTTCATCTGTCCCTTTGGCACTGTTTCTCTTCACCTCGAAGTAACAGTGAAAATCGGGAAGATAAAAATCCGGAAGATACCATGAACCATCCCTGAGTATGATCCCCTCCGGCTCATACTCCCATCGGACACCACAGGCATCGAAGAACACTGCCCATCGTGCCTCCAGTCGTGAACAGAAAAGATAGCCCTTGTATTCTGTCTCAATCACCTTCATGGCGAAACCTCCTCGCACTTCGTTGTGAAATAGCGGATATTCTTTTGCAGCCTCCCGGCATGAGCAATCTCCGTTTCCATGCCCTCGGTGATCTTCTCGCCGAACACCCAGACCTCGCCGCACAGTCGCAAAAGTTCGAGATTCATGGACATCGCCTTCCCCCGCTCGTTAATCTCTGACAGAAACTGCGGAAAGTACAAGTGCGGGGCAATCGGAATGCGCCCCCTGCTGACAGCAAACTTACAGTACTGTCGCGCCCGCATAACGTTGACGCGCGGGCTGTCCCGATAGGGTGAGCAGATGTAGACGAATCTGCCCTCCCTGCTTACCTTTGTGAGAGCGGCGTGCGCCGTAGGATCGGCATAGCCCTCGTGGTTTCTGCGCTCGATCATTTCTCACACCGCACCTTTCGGCTGCATTCCGTGCAGCAGATTGCCGTGCCGAATAGGTCAAACTCTGCATCGCCGAAAAACTCGTTGAGGTCGACAGGCACTTCCGCACCACAGCGCGGACAATGGCAAAAAACATTCTCGTCATTGATTTCCACCGTGACCTCCATAGCATCATTGATGTTTTCCTTGACATAGAACATAAGATTTCCTCCCTTTGAAAACTGATTAGTTCCTCTCATCAGTAAGAGGACGAACCGGGAGGTTTTGGTCACCAAAAATCCTCCTGCTTTTTGCAGGAGGATGGAAATTAGTCTTTCTGATAGAATTGGCACTCGAAACCGTCGGCGCGGAGCAGGAGTCCATCTGCCCAATGCGGGGTTCTTGCCATCTGTTTACAAACAACTGATAGATCAGCGTGCTCGTCACATTCGATGATGAGTTCATCATGGACGTGCGCGACAATATCCATGTTCTGCAGCGTCTGCATGGCATAGCAGAGAATGTCGCGGCTGATCGCCTGTGTGATATTCTCCACGAGTTTCGGACCGTAGGATTCGATCCGTACCCACTTTTTCGAGAGGTCGAGTCCCATATAGGTGATGGATGCGCCGCCAAACCGATTCTCTCCAATGCGCGGTTTTACATAGGAGAGTCTGCGACCGCTCGGAAGCTCGATAAACACCATGCCGCCCCGATAGATGAACCGGATGCCGTGCGTGACCTTCGTGCTGCGTTCCTTGATGCAGTCCTTTGCTGCACGATCCACTGCCCACCAGAAATCCACGATATGCGGATTTGCTGCACGCCAAGCATCCACGAGGGGTTTCAGTTCCTCTTCCTTCATCCCGGACTCCAATGCCCCGAATGCCTTCAGCGCACCAACGGATCCGCCATAGCCGCAGTTGTGGACTAATTTCCCCGATACGGTAAAACGGTGATGCTTTCCGGCATTTCGGATGTCATAAAGTCGAGCCGTGCGCTGATGATTCTCACCTAGCCGAATTGCCGTCCCTGTTTGTACGAGATGTGCGCCGCAGGAGGCGGCATCTCCAAACTGTATCGGCTGCGCTTTCCCCTCGACCCAGACGAGATGATCTGGGGTTGCTGTAAGACCTTCATAGGTAATTACCTCCCGTTCGCCCTTGAATATGACGCCGTCATGGCTGACCCAGCTTTCTCCGTCCCAGAGCAAATGCTCCATGCGAACGCGCTCAATAGGGACAAGACCCTCATTCGTAAGGACAAGCTGTCCCTCGGCAATACACGCCAGTTCTGCCTGTTTCCCTTTTTGCCTGAGATACCCGTTCTCGCCATGTTTCACCACATTACAATGAAACATCCTGCCTGCTGTGGCGCAGTAGATGTCGCCGTTGCCCTCAAATACGTCCATGCGCCATTGTTCCTTGGCAAGCCATGACAGCACCCGTGCCTCGATGGCAGAGAAGTCCGCAACGATGAATTTCCTGCCCTCCTTCGGGATAAAGGCAGTACGAATCAGCTGCGACAACACATCCGGCACGGAGTCATAGAGCATTTCCAGTGCTGCATAGTTTCCCTGCCGCACGAGGTCACGGGCGCACTTGAGGTCGGAGAAATGATTCTGCGGAAGATTTTGCAGCTGCACGATGCGTCCCGCAAAACGCCCGGTACGATTTGCACCATAGAACTGAAACATTCCACGTGCACGCCTGTCAGCACAGACAGCATTTCTCATCGCCTGATATTTCTTCACTGAGGATTTCGCAAGCTGCTGACGGAGCACCAATACTTCCTTCAACGGAGCGGGAACAGTGGCAAGAAGTGCAGTCACAGACTTCTTGTCGAGCGACTCCGTTTCGACACCGTGGTCTTTGAGCCATTCCTTCATCTGCGCCACACTGTTCGGATTCTCAAGCCCGGTCAGAGTTTTCAGCCTGTCCGTCAGTTTTTCCTTGGTGTGCGCGTCAATCTTGACGGCATTCTCCACGAACGGCATATCCAGACATATCCCACGGTCATTGATCTCCTGGTCGAGTACATACTCCTCCCACACCGACTGCGGCACAGGATATTTGAAGAGACGCTGCTGAATCGCCATCTCCACTTCGACATCACGGCGGTTGTAGGACTTGAAGAGTTCCCACTTCTCTCCCACAGGCTCGTGGAATGGAGGCGTAGAAAAGTAGCGAATGAGTGCCTTGCCCTCGGTCATTTTCTGCTCTTCCAATCTCAACACCCTGCCCACGGTGGCAAGCGAGAGCGGCAATCCCATGTAGGCAGACCAGACCATTGTGCATCGCCAGCTGCGGGGACTTAGAAAACGGGCACACTCTTTGGAAAGCGGATGATTGTCTCGAAATGGATCAAGAGCTATCCCCAAGTCCGACAAGTAACGCGACAGACACACCCGCTCAAAATTGGCGTTGAACGCCCACTTGATGATGCTCTCATCGGTCAGAGCGTCCAGAATTTCCTGCGGAATCTGCTCTCCATTGGCAATGTCGATGACCTCCACTGTGCCTCCATCAACGGCATAGGCAAAGAGCAGGATCGCAAAATCCTCTGCCTCTGCATAACGGTAAACTCCACTCTTGCTGATATCTACGCTACTCCGAGTTTCAAGATCGATAGACAATGATTCCATGTCACTTCTCCTTCCGTGACAAAAGCAGCGAGGAAGAATCCCCGCTGCCCGTGTCACCTAGTCTTATTTAGCTGAGAAAGTCCTCGTCCTCATCGGCGAAGTCATCCTCGGCACGTGTCTTGCCGCCGAGCGGATCCCCGTCGGAAATCTTCTGCAGGTTGTTCAGCCCACAGGCAATTCCGCGATTGCCGTTGCTGTTGAATGCGTAGAAGTTGATGCTTGCGCGTCCATACACACCGGAGTAGACCTCCGAGTGCTCAATGATCGGATTGCGGGCGGCATCAACGATGCCGGGCGCAGTCGCAGAGTTGGCATTGATGAAGTAGCTGTCCTTGTATGCCGCATCTTCCGGGCGTTCCACATCG